AGGATGAACACACAGCCATAGTGTAGATACACACTGAGCAGCCCCTACAAGGTTATGACCCATCACTCTATCAATAACATAATTCTTATTGGCACTGTTATTGTAGAGGGTTATCTGAGCCACTGTAGTAGGTCTAACTACAAGTGATGCTACAGCTGCAGTAGCCATAGCTTGAAAGCCATAGCCCTTGCTAGTCCAGTATACCCTTACATCAGAATAGTAAGGAACACCACCTTCAGTACCTCTCAGATTTACTTCTCTTCCCTGTGAATCAGTAGCTTTAACAATAGTTGTTATTGCCATCTTACCTCCTTAATTATTCTTGAGCATCCTCCTCTTTCACTTCTTCATCCAGAAGTAGTTCCAATGCTCTACGGATACGCTTTAGTTCAGTATCCTCTCCTCCCTTTATCTCACCAATATTTACATCTCTTGCCATCATTCACCTCTTATGATTTAGGAGGTGGGCTATTCACCCACCTCCCATACCATACTAGATTGTCTTAAAAGCGTAGTCAGTTAGAAGTATCCATGCATTACCTAGCCCATCGGCTACAGTCTCACAATTACACCTAACATACCGCTTATCAGTGGTGAATCTTACAACATGGATTCCAGGTACCATTTGTGGAATCTCAGGTACACCAATAGCACCCTGAGTAGCTATACCTGTACCAGCTGTGGCAGTAAGGGTATCACCAGCTGTGGCATAAAGATCAGCAGCATCCTGCATCTCAACTACTATATCACCCACCCCACCAACAGTGAAGAGGGCTTGGTCAACAGAGTAAATTAACCCTGTATCTGTACCAGTAGTTGCTGTCAGTACCCTTGGAGTAGTAACATCAGCTGCTACAAAAGCTGTAGTTGCTGTGCAATTCTTCAGCCTTCTCAGGTAGCAGTGAATTGTAGGGAATGATGCTACAGTCTCCCAATTTCTATCTAATTGGTCAGATGCCTGTATGAGGATAGTACCTTCATCACTGTAAGGTGCAGTAGCTGAGATAGCTGTGAAGATCATTACTGCAGCAAGACCATGAACACCAGTCTCTTTAATCTCAACTACAGCATTACCATCAGAATTGGCTGTAAGAGAGGTAGCTACAGCATCGTTCTCATCCATCTCAACAAGAGCTGTACTATACAATCCTCTAAGTATTCCTAACGAATCAAAAGCCATCTTATTCCTCCTTTTCCTTTATGACTGTACTATATTGTCTGGGAATACGTTACACAGTCTAGCAACGCAACGAGGACTAACATGGGCAAGTCCCAGAGGCCAGTCTATTTCAGTTCTATACACTGGCTTAGCTTCTAGCAAACCCTTATCAGTCACTTCCATAGGATACTCTTGGATACCCCATAGCTCTTCACCTACACCAAACTTCACTGCATAGATAGAAGTACTGACATGACTGGTATACAGACCTTGTGGGTCTTCAGTGTTGGTTATGATCTCAGTAACCTGGTCAGCCTTCGTACCAATATCCACCATCCTGACACCAGAAAACATATCTATAAATCTACCAAACTGATCCTGAGCCTGATTGAGTAGCTTTTCCTGTCTCAGAAGGGAACTAACTGCAAGCAGACACTTCTTGTTCATTATCAGCAAGTCTGGTTTGTGACCATCAATAGAGTAAACAAGGGCAAAGAGCTTATCCAGGAAGTTATTCCTGTTAGCAGTGTCATACAAGATACCAGCATCCCTGGCAGCACCATAAGTGCCAGCACAGTCAATAAGCTGTTCTGTATACCCTTCCGCTACAATATCTTCTACCCTCAAGGTCAATCCCTTGAACTCTTCTGGGTCACTAATAGGACTTCCATTGATGAACTTATCATTGAACTTATAGGCTATTGCCTTAACCATCATCTGTTGCTGGATTGCTCTAGCATCAGCAATAGTATTCTTAGCCCTGGCAAGTGCCTTATCAGTATCAATCATTCCACCCATCAATGAAACAGTCTCTGTCTTCTGCAGGAATGTACCAGTTGACTCAGTGTACCCAGCATTTAGCTTTCTAAAGCCAACACTAGGAAGGTCTTGGTACTTCACAACAGATGTGGAAAGTGTTCCAAT